TTGAAACAGTATCTGAGAATATTGCCAGAGACATGCGTGAGGGCCGTTTCCCGGGGCGATCAGACCCGCTGATGGTGCGCGCAAACAACGGAGAAAGCGACCCCGCCGTTCTCGCCGCGCTACCCGAGGTGCAGGCGCTGATTGCGGCCAATTATCGAAAGCTGGTGGCTGAGATTACCGGCAACCCTTCCGGCACCAAGTGCGATGCGTGCAGGGCGTGCGGGCATTACCATTGCGCCGATGCATTTTACGGGTGCCCCGGAATGCGGGACTACACGCTCGAAGAAGCCACGGAAGCCCTTGCCCGGATCGAACGGGAGGCCGAGGCGCGGGGAATGCGGAAGGCGGCGGAGGCTATCGCCAAGTGGCATCTGGAGGAAGGATGGAAGCTCGACGTGGACGATGTGCCTGCCGCCATCCTCGCCCGCGCCGACCTAATCGAGAAGGAGTGCGGGGCGTGAGTGCTAGTGCAACAATACGGATGGAGCGGATTACCCGCCTCTTAGCTGAGCTGGAATACGAGGTGACGCGTGGAATCATGGCGCGGGAAATAGAACCAGACATTCACCTGTCGAAAGAGTTTCCTTGCGTTGGCCGCGGTACTGGCACCGCTTTTCTTGAGGTTCATGTCTACCCGGCCAGTCCCTACACCGGGCGCGGCAGCGCGCAACCAAGGATGCCAAGACTACGGCTTGTTGAGGAGGACACCAAACGACCATCCCCTCCCGCGCAACGGGTCTACCCAGTCACGCAGGCGGACCTTGGCGTGTATTTCGACGGAGGCGACAGTGATTGACCGCTGCCATGGGTAAGCAGTCCGGTATGGCCGTTTCCCCGCTGCAATCAGCCATACCATCACCTGACAAAGCCCCTTGACATTACCAAACCCCCGTGCTACTTTCACCCAATCCCGCGCAAAATAACAGCGCCTACAGCTTGGAGTCAAAAATGGACAACTCGAAAATTGTCTTTCTCGTGAACGATGCAGCTCGTGCTGTTCGCGCGCAGTACGAAGATGGTCAGCCCCCGAGCATCAAGTCTTACACGTTCAAGACGCTCGATGCCACGCTCAAAGTCGGCGACATTGCCGTGGTCCAGTCCAAGATCAATGTCGATGTGGACTTTGACTCCAACATCGAGATGAAATGGCTGGTGGCCAAAGTCGATCTGGCCGCCTTTGAACGGATCGTCGAGATGGAAAATGCGGCGATTGCCGTGGTCCAGTCCGCTGAGCTTCGCCGGAAAAAAGCGGAACACCGCAAGACGCTTTTCGCCGATCAGGAAGCCGCAATGGATGCGCTGGCGCTGGCTCGTCCGGTCGGTGAGGCCGTCATTGCGGATACACCGCCGTCGCGCCCCAAATAATTCGAGATCGGTAACGTGACCTAGTGCCCAGCCCCATAGGAGCGTTACCCCGAAGTCCATGCGGACTTCGGCCTCTTTCTGAGATGGAAGAGAAGAAAAGGGAAATAACCCAGCATATCGTGGGGCTTCTAAGGCGAAGTGCTGCTGGGTTATTTCCCGTTTAACTCGGATACATGTAGGCCGGAAAACCAACAATGCAATGTCGCAAGTGCGGAAACCGCCAAACAACTCGTAGGGCAGCCGACACTTTTTTCTGCCAGCATTGTGGAATGCAGCCCGGGCGCAATCGTATGTGCCGGGCAGGTTTTGCAAATCCGTATCCGGTGCCCGAGTTTGATATGGCCGCATACAGCGCGGAGAAAACCATACCAAGCCTCACAAAACCTATTGACATTCCCCCGCCGCCGCGCTAATGTTATCGCACGTCGCGGGAACCGCCCGCCGCTATAAAAGTCAACCCCCAGCGCAAGCCCGCGCACCACAGCAGAAGGACTAACCATGAACGCTCCGACGCCAACCAAAGAAATCACCATTGCCGACCACCTCTTCTCTGTCCTGCAGCCCTACGCCGCCGGGCATGTCGTCACCGAGGCCGAGGCGAAGGCGCTGAACCAAGTCCGGGCCGAGAATATCCGCAACAACATGGCCGCGAAGGTCAAGGCCGCGTATGGCGAGACCGCCGTCAAAGAGGGCGAGCCGACTGCCGAAACCATCGCCAGCTACGTCGCGGAATACGATGCCAACTACCAGTTCACCCTGGCCTCGGTCGGCGGCGGCAAGCGTGTCACCGATCCCGTCGAGCTGGAAGCCCTGTCGATTGCCCGGGACATGTTCTCGGATTACGTCAAGGCCAAGAACCTTGGCACGGTCAAATCCGTTCGCGAGCGGATCGGCGACGAAGCCTACCAGACCCGCATCGCCGCGCTGGCCGGCCTGGAAGACACCATCAAAGAGGCCAAGCGCCGGGTCAAGAAGCGCACCGAAAGCGCGAACTCGGCCCTTGCCGGCCTCGAAGACAGCCTCGGCCTTCCGGCTGCCGAGGGCGATGGTGCCGCCGAAGCTCAGGCCGCCGAATAAGGCGATCGGGCAATGACTGGTTGGTGGGGAAAACTTCCCCACCAGCCTTTCTTGTGCGGGCAAGCAGTTTCTCCGAACTGACCGCTGATGGTTGGGCATTCCCATCAGTTTCTTGTCCGCACTAGCAAGGCTGGAGTGCCAAATGTCAAACGTTGTTGGGCCAGACCTAGCTAGCCTGCTGCTTGCGGCGGACGAGGCGGAGTTTGGCATCGCCGTTATAACCAATGATCCGAGATTGCTCCGTAACCAGCTTTACGCGGAGCGAAAGCGACTCGGCATGACGCATTTGAGTTTTGCCCAACCACATGAAAACGCCGAGTCACGGCTTTGGATCATTAAGAAGGAGGCAAAGGACAATGGCGCGGCCGAAGAGTGAAGAGCTGAAAAAGCATACCCTCAACCTGCGCGAAGGCGACATGGAAAAACTGGAGTTGCTCTTTCCGCAGCTCCGTCCGTCCGTAATCCTGCGCAAGATTGTCAGCCGGTTCGTTGACAACGCGATGAGTGCGGCGGAGTCCACGTCGCTTCCTGTCAACAACCTCGACCTCGATCTGTAACAGGAAACTTAAAATGTCCGAAGGCGATACCCCAATCGCGCAACTCATGATGCGTGACCCGTTGCAACTGACCGACCGTGACATTGATCGGATCATCGAGGACTGTCGCAAATCCCGCTCCCGGTTCGTGCTGGCCGGCGACAAGAAAGTCGGCACGCCTGCGGCTAGGAAATCCGCCGCCCAGAAGGGTCGGGAAGAACGCGCCGGTATCGTAAGCATCGCTGACATGGATGATCTGTTCAAGGATTTGTGAGCTATGGCCGCCCTTCACAGCTTCGACGAGTCAGGCTTCCAATACGCCTGGGACTCCACGTCCCTCTCGTCCTTCGCCACTTGCCCCCGCAAGTATCTCTACTCCATCCTCCAAGGCTGGCAGTCAGAGACCAAATCTGTCCACCTGATTTTCGGCGGACACTACGCGACGGCACTGGAGCATTTCCACAAGTTCCGCGCCGCTGGCGTTTCGCGCATTGACGCGCTGCGTCAGGTTATCAAGGAAGTCCTCCTTGCAACCTGGACGCACGATCTTGCCGAGAATGGTGATCCCATCCCGAGCTCCGGCGCCCCGCAGGACTGGATGCACAACACGAAAACCCGGGACACGCTGGTCCGGTCTATCATCTGGTATCTCGAGCATTTCGAGAACGATCCGATGGAGACGGTTATCCTTTCCGATGGCCGGGCAGCAGTCGAGTATTCCTTCTCGATCGAGCTCACCAAAGACTATCTGTACTGTGGTCACCTTGACCGGCTTGTAACCTACGGAGCGGACAAGGATATTTACGTTCAGGACCAAAAAACCACGGCGACAACTATCACGCCGAGGTTTTTTGACGGCTACTCGCCAGACTACCAAATGACTGGCTATACCTGGGCCGGGCAAATCATCTTCAACATGCCGGTGAAAGGCGTGATTGTTGACGCCGCTCAGATCGCAGTCGGTTTCACAGCTTTCGCCCGTCAGCCTGTGACGCGCAGCGAACGTCAGCTGGAAGAGTTCCGAACGGAGGTTGTACACTATATCGAGGCCGCCAAACGGTGTCATGTCGAGGGTTATTACCCGATGAACCGCACGGCCTGCGGCAATTACGGCGGCTGTGAGTTTCGTCGTGTATGTTCCGCAGTCTCTGGTATCCGTGAAAACTTGCTGCAAGGCGGCTTTGTGAAACGTGACCGCTGGGACCCACTCAAACGGAGGTAAACATGGCAGACCCTTTCCGCAATCGCCCTGACCTGCAGCAGCAACGAATGAAAAGGTGGCGGCATACGGCATACATTGGTAGTGTTGCCTCCGCGCAAGCGAGTCTCCGCAACCTTAGCGTCTGCGAGACCGCTACCGAACAAACCAAGCTGCTTGCGCGGCAAACACTTGACCTACTCGCCGCGCTTCGCGAGTCTTTGAAGGAACGAGTCGATGGCTAAGACGCCTTCCCCCGCCATGGAGCTGCTCGAGAAAACCCTCGACTGTCTCGTCGCCGCCGTTAACGTTACCGAGTCTGAGGTATGTTTCGGCTTCATCCGCCCTCAGGGCGGATCAATACGCATCAGCATCCGTGAGACCACAGATGGTCTTGTGGTATCGGAGATTACCAATGGCTAAAGCTTCCAACGTCAACCTTGCTGGAAAGCCAGTCCGCGCCCTTTACATCGGGGACAGCGGCGCTGGTAAAACCGGCTCCTTGTTTTCCCTGTTGCAGGCCGGATACACCATCCGTATGCTGGACCTGGACAACAACGCCGACAGCCTTATCCGGCTGTGTCAGCACCACGACCCGAAGCTTCTCGAGCGTCTTGACATTATCAGCGTTCGAGACAAATTCCGCGCCTCGCAAATGACCGGCCTCGAAGTATCCGGCCAGCCGAAAGCCTGGGTGGACGCCCTGAAGTACCTCAACAAATGGGACGACGGAACCACGATTGCTGAGTGGGACTCCAATACCATTTTCGTGCTGGATACTCTCACCAGCGCCGGGCGCGCTGCGTTCCATTGGGCGCGCGGAATGAACCCCAGCAGCAAAGACCCTCGCCAGTGGTATGCTGCCGGCCAAGACTCCCTCAAGACCATGCTGGAACTTCTCACAACCCCGGACTGGAAGTGCCATGTTCTCGTGTTGTCGCACATCGACCTCGTTGAGCGCGACGACGGGACAACCAAAGGCTACGCTTCTTCCCTCGGCAAGGCCCTTGGGCCACAGATCGCCAAAGTTTTTCCGACCCTGATCATGGCCGAGTCCAAAGGCACCGGCGATAAGATCACCCGCACCATTACCACGAGACCGACTGCGTTGGTCGATCTCAAGAACCCCATCCCATTCGCAATGGAGGGCCGCTACCCGCTCGAGACGGGCATGGCGTCTATCTTCAAAGCGTTGCTGGCCGAAACGATAAAGTCAGCCTAGGTCCCCCGTGACACCTAGCCCACCAAACGTCACACTTCAACAAGCTGGAGACTAACATGAACTTTCTTGACGCACTGAACGTCCGTGTCGGTGACATCGAAAAACCCGCGCTGCTGCCGATCGGCACCTACATCTGGTCGATCTCGAAGGCGCCGAAGACGTCGGCCTCGAAAGACGGCAAGTGGTCCACCCTCGAGTTCCCCTGCGTCCCGAAGATGCCCTACGAGGACGCCGAGGATGTTGACCAGGAAGAACTCGCCAACTATGGCGACCTGAAGCAGGGCGTGAACAGCATCCGTTTCATGGTGGACATGCAGGCCGAAGGCGATGTGGCCATGCAGAAATTCCTCTTCAACGTCAAACGGTTCCTGCTGGATACCCTGTGTGTCGAGGGTGACGACGACTCGACGATCAAGGAACTCATGGCCAAGTGTGTCGGCTGCGAGTTCATCGCGCAGGCCGCTCACCGCACCGATCAGGAACGTGGCGAGACCTTCTGCGACGTGAAGAACTTTGCGCCGCTGACCTAAGCGGCAGCACCCTACGCTAGGGGGACGGGGGAGAAATCTCCCGTCTCTTACCCATTTTCCACCCACAGGAGATGCTAAATGCTTATCGAAAAAGCCACAGGAAGTTCCGACCCCTCGGCTTATGGAACGTCAAACCTCGTTGAGATCATCGCACGGATGGTCAACGTGTACTACACTATCTCGGCGATGAACAATAGGCTTTCCGAGAAAAATGCGCAGATGGTAAGCTACGCGCCGCTGACCCCGGTTGACGCCTGTGTCTCGCAGCCGTTTGAAAACAGCATCGCCGGTATTCCATATATCGCGGCGCTCAACGAAACTATTCTGGCGGTCGAGGGAAAGCTTTCCGAACTCGAAAAGACCGTATCCACCACCGAAACCATCTGAGGTCACATCATGCTCACCGGCTCTTTCCGTTCCTACCCAATCTCCTCCATCACCGTTACTCCGGAGCGGCAGCGGAAAGAACTCACGGGCATTGAGGAATTGGCCAACTCCATCGGCCGACTTGGGCTTCTCCATCCAATTGTGATCAGCCCGGACGGCGTTCTCGTAGCTGGCGAACGCCGTCTGCGCGCGCACGAGTTTCTCGGTCTTACCCACATTCTCGTACAGTTCACCACCGAACTCCCGCGTGAAGAGTTGGAAGTGATCGAGCTCGAGGAAAACGTTAAACGCAAGGCGCTTACATGGCGCGAAGAGGTAGCGGCAATCGTCCGGCTGCACAACCTCAAATCCAGCCTGACGGACGACTGGACCAATGAAGATACGGCTGAGCTTATCTCCGCCTCCACTACCACGGTTTACCGTGCGCTGCTGATTTCCCGATATATCGAACGTGGTGACCAACTCGTCATTGACGCGGATACCTACACCGCAGCGTTCAACATCTGCGAGCGACGGGAAGAACGGGCGAAGGCCGCAGCCACAACCTCGGTGGAAGACGCCATTGACCAGGCGTTTGCTGTTCCATTCTCCGTACCGGCGGGGAAAGCGAAACCGGCTACGCAAGCTGTCGTTGCAGGCGTACCGCAACCAGCTGCCGACACACAACATGAAACCCCGCAGACAAAAGCAATCCCGTACCTCAACGTGGATTTCCGCGAGTGGGCTGTCGCGCCGTACGAAGGTCCGAAGTTTAACTTCCTCCATTGCGATTTCCCATACGGGATCAACTTCGACAAGCACAACGGCGGGGCTACTGGCCTGCTCGGTGGCTACGAAGACACGCCAGAGTTGTACCAAGCCTGCATCGCGGCACTGGCTAAGATCATGCCTACCCGTGTGGCGCCCTCGGCTCATATTATGTTTTGGCTGTCTGCCCGTCTCGAGATCGTCCACGATACAAAGACGAAACTCGAGGCGATGGGCTGGAAGATCAATCCTGTTCCGCTTATCTGGCATCGCAGCGACAACTCCGGTGTCCTCCCGGACCACAATCGCGGTCCGCGTCAGGTATACGAAACATGCCTGTTCGGCTCCATTGGGGACCGTAAGATCGTGCAGGCCGTATCCAATCTCCTCCCGCACCCGAAAACAAAAGAGGTCCATGCCAGCGAAAAGCCGCGCGCAATGCTGCAGCATTTCTTCCGCATGTTCGTAGACGAGTCTACCATCATGCTCGACCCGACCATGGGCAGCGGAAATGCCGTAATGGCTGCAGAAGAGTCCGGTGCTAAGTTTGCCATGGGACTGGAGGCGTTGAAGGAGATTTACGACAACGCAGTTGAGTATCGCAAGCGCGTGAAGTTGAGGGAATAGTATGGTCCCCACCACCGGGATAACAGCCATACCTTAACCTCGGAGCAAGCATGTCAATTCTGATCCTTGGCGACTTTATGACGCTAAACGAGCGACAGCCTTTCACAAACGGGCTGTGGGGGTATTTCAAGGCCCAGCTTTCCCGCGCAGGTATAAACCCCCGTGAGTGCGAGTGGCTTAACTGCCTGCCCAAGCAAGCCAGTTCTTTCTACGCTTTCACGCAAGAGCGTAAATCAGGCGCCTTGGCGGGGCTGCCCGCACTCGGTAAGAAGGCATGGCTCCGAGCGGAGTTTGGCCCAGATCTCCATAGCGTTTACACGGCAATTCGCCGGATCAAGCCAAACATTATTATCGCCTGCGGCGAGCTTCCTTTGTTGCTTCTCACGCACCAGACCAAACTCAAGTATGCCCGAGGGCGAGTCACCACAACCGTTGCGGCGGCCGGCAGCGTGAAAGTATTGCCGGTACTCCATCCACGGGCAATCATGTCGGAGATAAGTCAGGAGCCAATCCTCCTGATGGACCTGCTCAAAGCCAAACGACAATCGTTTTTCCCCGAGGTGCGGCGCCCACAGCGTTGGCTTCATCTTCGTCCGGCTATCGAAGACCTCGAAACCTTCTGGCAGGAATACATAACTAAGTCTACTGGCCTGTCCGTAGACATTGAGACGAAGACTCCAATCATCACCTGTGTCGGGGTTGCGCCATCACCGGACCGCTGTCTTGTTATACCGTTCTTCGACGAAGAGCAGTCCGATGGAAACTACTGGCGCACCACCCGGGAAGAAAAGATAGCTTGGAGTTTTGTACGCCGGTGTCTCAACGCCCCAGGCACCCGTGTTTTCGGGCAGAACTTCCAGTACGACGCGCAATATCTTTGGCGCGAGATGGGTATACCAATCACAAGCTGGACAGACGACACGATGATTATGCACCACGCCCTTCAGCCGGAGATGGAAAAAGGTCTCGGGTTCCTCGCGTCGATCTACAGCGAGGAGTTGGCTTGGAAGTTTATGGCGAAGCGGCGTGTAGCTGACCGCAGCGGGAAGAAGGAGGACGAATGATGGCCGACGAACTGAAACTGGATGATGCGTTTGTGGCATGGGGCGCCGCAGGTGTTGACAAAAACTTCACAATCTTCAAGCTTTACACCAGAAAACTTACCGATACGGTTACTGGTGAGATCGGCCAATTTCACCAAGACGGGCAGACCTACCTCCCAACGATCGAGCTTTCATCCGACCCGGTAGGCAAACTCAAGGCAATGGTGCGGGCATATCTCGCCAACGCTATCAAGACAACCGGCGTCCCACTCGAGAATTGGATCGTGGAGTTTTCCCCGGTGATGGAGCGCTATTGCATTCCTTCGCATTTGTTTCTGGACACGCGGCGGGATAGGACATGGCTGGTTTGATATATCTAGCCTCGCCGTACTCCCATCCGAGCGAGGCCGTCCGCCGTTTCCGTTACCTACAGGCCCGTAGGTTTACCGTTGTACACCTGGCTAAGGGGGTTGCAATCTTTTCCCCCATAGTATATGGTCACGATATGGAGACGCAAATTGGTGTGGCATTCGAGCCGTGGGCCGCACTGAATGATACTATGATCCAAAGCAGTTCCGAGTTCTGGGTGCTGCTTATCGACGGCTGGAAAACATCCCGTGGGATCGCACATGAGGTGGCGCTAGCACAAAAGCTACAGCTTCCGATCCAGTACGTCAAGATGCCTGAGGAGAAAACAAAAAATGCTGGTGATCGACACGGCCCAACTTGACGAGTCTGCCGACAAACTTACTAACAGCGAGGTGTATTGGGTATACAACGCACTCGATTGCTGCGTTACCTACGATGTTATGAACGTTATCGAGCCGCAACTCGACGACGTATCTCGTGCTACCTATAACACCTCCATGGCCACGCTACCAGTTCTTCTCGAAATGATGCTTGAGGGCCTGCCCGTCAATCTCGACCAGCGGCATAAGGTGCTGAAACATTACGAGAATGAGCTTGCCCGGCTTGAGAAATATTGGGTAAGATTGTGCCACGAAGGTCTCGGTATTCCGATCGACCGTGCAAAACGCACGGGCGGGCGCAGTTCAATTCCTATCAACCCGGCATCGCCCAAAGACCTGCAATACCTTTTCTACACCGTACTCCAATTGCCGGAGAAGAAACGGCGTAAGAAAGGAAGCACCAAGGCTACAGTTATTACCGACCGTGACACTCTTGAGTCGTTGCGGTCGGACTATTTTGCTGAGGTGTTCGTAAATTTCGTCCTCGCAATGCGCGACTGCTCCAAAGCTATCGGCTTCCTGCGCACCAAGCTAGACGCGGACAACCGCATTCGTTGTAGTTTCAACGTGGCCGGAACTAAAACCGGACGGTTGAACTCCAGCTTCTCGGACTCCGGCACCGGGACAAACCTGCAGAACGTAAGCGGCAAGCTGAAAGATATTTTCAACTCCGACCCCGGGTATATCTTCCTCGACATCGACCTCGAGCAGGGAGACTCGCGTGGCGTTGGCGCTATCGCATGGAACTGGTTTGTAGAGCAGCATGGAGAGGCTTTTGCCGGGGCCTACCTCGATGCCTGTGAGTCAGGCGATCTGCACACAACCGTTACCCGGATGGCGTGGTCAACGCTCAAATGGCCGTCCAACCTCAACCCAGAAGGTTGTCTCGCCGTCGCCAAACAGTCCGCGTATCGTGATTTGAGCTACCGTGACCTGTCGAAAAAATTGGGGCACGGCACAAACTATCTCGGACAGCCGACCACAATGGCCGCTCATGCCAAACTTCCTGTGTCAACAATTGTTGATTTTCAGCGTAACTATTTTGGTGCATTCCCCTGCATCAAGGCTTGGCAACTTGAGACCATAAACCAGCTTGTAAATACTCGTTGCCTTATAACGCCTTGGGGGCGTCGCCGTTGGTTCTGGGATGATCCAAAAGCTACCTCTACGCAAAACGCTGCGATTGCTTACTCGCCGCAATCCACTACCGGAGAGTTTATCAACCGTGGCGCTATTGCACTGTGGCACTACCGCAATAGACATAATCTGCCGATCAAGTTTATGTTGCAGGTACACGACTCGCTTGTCCTTCAGGTTCGCACACGGCAGGTTCAGGAGTTGCTTCCGATAATTCTTGACCAGCTCCGTGTTGTACTTCCGCTCAAAAAAGGGCGGGAGTTTACAATCCCGCACGGAGTGAAAGCTGGTTGGAATTATGGCGGCGCCGAGCTCGACAAAGCAGGAAACATAGTCGAAAACCCTTACGGCCTGCTTCCTTGGAAAAAACACCTAGCCATGGATCGGACGCCGCCGAAACGAGTGTCCACATTCGACTTAGCCCTCAACACTCCGCTGTCCGGTATCAAATAACAAAATGGCGCGTAAGATAAAAAACTGGGTAGGCGCCTTTGAGCAACTTACCGAACACACCGGGAGCCCTGCCCGCTTGCGTAGGTGGGCTGGTATCTCCTGTATAGCGGGGGCGCTGGAGCGGAAGACTTGGGTGTTCACTAACGGCTCCAATCTGTACCCCAACCTCTACGTTATTCTTGTCGCACCGCCAGGTGTAGGCAAGTCGGACTCTTTCAAGGCGCTGCGCGAATTCTGGTTGAAGCTGAAAGATCACAAGATTGCGGCGTCCAGTGTATCCAAAGCCTCGTTGATTGACGAGTTAAATGATGCACGACGTTGCTTAATCCACCCGGGGCGCACACCGCCGACCATCGAGTTTAACTCGCTCAAAGTTATAGCCAGTGAGTTGACTGTCTTTATACCGGAGTTCGCAACAGAGTTCATGAGTGTGCTTACCAACATCTACGATGGCGAGCCTTTTCACGAACGCAAACGGACGGCTAAGACCAACATTGAGATCGAACGGCCTCAGATAAATTTCATCGCCGGAACCACTCCAAGTTCACTAGTCCAACTCCTTCCGGAGGGGGCTTGGGACCAAGGTTTCCTTTCGCGCTGTATGCTAGTTTACGGTGTGGAGCGGCGCAAGCAGTCTTTGTTTCTGGCCAGTTCCTTCGACGAAAAGCTGCAAAAAGAAATGACGGCAGATATTGTGGAGATCGCTAACCTATATGGGGAAATTAAATTCACCCCAGAGGCAGCGGACTTCATTGACTCTTGGCAACTTAACGGTGGATTACCTTCGCCAGATCATCCGAAGCTTCAGCATTATCTCACGCGCCGCACAGCCCACCTACTCAAGCTTTCGCAAGTCGCCTGCGTGAGTGACTCTAATGAGTTAGTGATTGAGGTTCACCATATCCAACAGGCCATGGACTGGCTATTTGACATGGAAGCTCACATTCCAGAAATTTTCAAAGCCATGACCTCTGGCGGCGACGGGAAAGTTATGGATGAAGCCTGGCATATGCTGTTCCAATTTTATGCCAGGTACAAGAAAGGTGCGCCGAGGGCTTTGCTTATTGAGTTCATATCCAAACGAGTGCCGTCGCATTCCGTTGAACGGATCATCGACCTGATGGAAAAATCTGACATGATCAGGGCGGTGGCGGAAAAGAATGTCGGAACACTTTATCGGGCCAAAGAAAGGACGAGCTACTGATGCCGAACAAGAAAGACATTAAACAACATCTCGCAGAAGGGGCGCTTGCGATCGTCAATGGAAGCAGGAAAGCTGAATACGGTGGACCAGAACGAAGCTTCGCCAACATCGCAGCTTTCTGGAATGCGTATCTCCACGCTACCGGACGAGAAATGGTCCTGACAGAGCGGGATATTTCTCCAATGATGCGGCTGTTGAAGGAGGCTCGACTGTGCACTTCGCCCTGCCACCTTGACAGTCTTATGGACCTGATCGGCTACACGCTTACCGGGGCCGAGGTAAACGGCGTTAAGGTTCCCGACGACGTTTAAATACAGCGACAATTTGTTCGGGCCAACGCAGCGGGCTGTCCATCAACCAGCCCGCTAACATAAGTAGAACCGCCCAAGCTGGCAGTTCATTAACAACAACTTTTTGTACAGTTTCGGCGTTCACTTTGTTGGTGTCAGCCGACTGACGTATGTCACGCGCTGCAGTTGATTTTTCAATCTTACTTTCGGAAATTGAAGTTTGACCGACAGTTTGATTTGCTGTCTTCGCTGCTTGAACATTCGCAGCAACTTGTGGCCCGCCGCCCGACAGCAGGCTGAGAGGTGAAGCGCCGCAGCCGAAAAGCAACAGCGCCAAAAGTACAGTTGCGCGCACTATGTTGCGTCCTCCGTCTGTGGTTGGCAGGCGTTTCGCAACGCCCGTCACGCCATTGCCTTGCTGATCCGCGCGCGCAGCACATCGCCGACGGCCACAGCATCGCCGGGCTTTGCCATGCCGGGCAACCAGGTGATGTCCCACTTCTGTTTCTGCGCGATGCCCAAGGTGGGCTGCACCTCTGCGTGGGTCAGCACAGTCTTGCGAGTGACGGGTATGCCGTATTTCCGGCACAGCCCGGCGACAAGCCGCGCCAGCGCGTCAAGCTGCGTCTCGGTGATTGGGTATTTGCCAGCCGAGAAAGGCCGCTCGATTGCGTCCGCCATCGCGTCCAGAGACACCCCAATTGCCCCACCATTGGCGTTGAGCGTGTGGGCCGCATAGGCCCCCCGGATCGGGGCTGCATTGGCCTCGGGAGGCAGGTCGCCCGGCGTCACGCTGCCGTCGCGGCCCACGACAAAGTGGTAATGGTCTTTCTCCTCGAGGCTTACCCCATCGGCCCCAGCGGTCCAGTGCAAATGCACCCGTGTCAGTTTCCCAGTCATAGCAGCCTCCAGATTGTCGGAAGAAACAAGATCAGCACCGCGATCAGTCCGCCCCATTTCAGGCGGTGCCAGAGATCGCAGAGCGGCGATTTCGGGTCGCGGCGGATTGTGCGCGGGTCAAACATCAGCCCCCTCCACGGTCAGGATCGGTCGGCAGCACACCGCGCCGCAGCCGGGTCAGCACCACCTCAAACAGGGCGGGCAGCAACAGCCCTGCGAGATAGGCGCCCGACCCGGTGGCACCTCCCGCCGTCGGGCTGATCGTGCCTTCCGGCAGACCCATCCATCCGCTGATCAACGGCAGGGCCAGCGCGCCAGTGCCGCCCGCGACCAGCGCACCCACCACCATGTGCCGCAGCAGGGCCATTCTTCCGACCCGGATCAGCAGCCCGGAAGTTACCCCGCCCGCAGCCCCCCATGCCGCCGCACCAAGAACAGATGAGGCGGCAATAGCTTTGACAAAATCCGCCACAAATGTTGGCTCGTCACTCATTCTTGCCCCCGATTTCCGCGCGCAACTTGCTGATCAGGTCGCGCGCCGCCTGCCGCGCACCCTCTGCCCGCTGCGACTCGGCCTTTTCCTTAGCCGTGATAACCTGCGAAAAATCAATCTTCGACATTCGGCACTACAAACCAGCAACCCGCACCAGCCCCCAGCCAGACAGCGGGGAGCCGGTGCGATTTTCGACATACATTTTCCCGGTGGTCGAGTTGGCGCCGATGGTGATTTGCCCATCGACACCCGTGGTTCCAGATAGCACGGCGCCGGATGCTGCAAAAACGGTGGAGCCTTTAGACCACAGGATCGTCACGCCGTCCGACCCGATCGCATCAATGATAAATTCTGCGGCCCGCCCAGAGCCTGCCGCGCCGCGCTCAATCAGCAGGTAGACGTCATAATTCCCCCACGGTTGGAGAACGGTGACAGCGTCGTCTGCGGTATACGGCAGGCTGCGCCACGGGGCGCCGCCCTTGATTGACACCCATTGCTGCTCGTCGCCGACTGCGGCTGTCAGCCCCGCAGCGGTGGCGCGGATGAACGTATCGCACGAAAATAGGTAATCTTTCGTCGCCTCCCAATCCGTCTCAAAACTGGACACGTTACCGATATTCTGCCCAGTCCAACTGGCCCGCGCGGCGGTCGGGGCTGCGTGCCCAGCCTCTGACGCCCAGTATGCCGACATCTCCCGGATACCATCGAGTGCGAACCGGATGCCAGCCCCGGTCCAGTTGGGTTTGCGCACCCCAGATGGGCGCACCTCTGCCGACAAGCCCCCCATCGTGTTGGCGCGCCAGATCACGTCTGTATCGAGGACAATGCTGCGCCCAGCATTGCGGGTGGATGTCACGCTGAGAGGGCTGGGCCGGGGGGTGCATCCCGACCCGACGAAACTCCAATGGTTCCCCTCGACAATCACGCTCTCCGGGAAAACCACATCGCGGCCAGCGTCATACGTCGCGGCGGGCCAGTCCAGAAGCACCGCCGGCACCGCCTGATTGCCGGACAGCCCGGCCAAATCGACGCTGATCCGGCACCCACGCATGATAACCGAGCCGATAATTTCCGGGCCATCGCTGCGCTGGTTGATTATCGGCCCTGACCCGTTGCGGGACAACGTGCAGTCAGCAATCGTCAAATCTCCACCTGTCATGTGGATGGGGGCCTCGTTCGGAGGGTCGCAGGCCACGACTGCCCCGCCGCAGATCGTCAGACCGTGGATCAGGTGGCCGCCAATGCCATCTGGGTATTGCCCCCCCCTCACGACGCAATGGCTGGCATAGGTTCCGTCGATTGATCGGCGGCAGTCACGGATCACAGAGTCCTCGACGACATGCCCAACCCCTCCCCAGCTAACGCCGTAGTTTGCGCTGGCCTCGTGCGCGCCTTGGATTACTAGGTCGCGCAGCGTCACACAGGCAAATGCGTTCACGCGCGCCGCGATGGTGAGGCACGCCGTGGTGGTGTTGCTGATACCTCCCCCGATCAGTATTGTATTGGAGCGATTGACGCGGATCACCGCGCCCCGGTCGGTATATCCGCTGCTAACCACAACCTGCGGCGCGCGCACTTCAAGGGGCGCCCGAAGAATTTCCCGATCCGCCACAGTCAGCGTGACCGATGATGGCACGCTGAACGGCAGCGGCGCGGTCAGATTGCCCTCGGCATCCGCGACCACAACATACACCTCAATGCGGTGCGAGCTGGCAGAGGCGTATCGCGCGATATATGCCTCTGTCGATGCAATGCGAACCGCTTGTCCCGCATAGGCCCCGAGGGCCGCGAATGTCCGTGCGCCGCGCACCCATTGACCCGATGTAACAATCTCCTGCACTATTGCCAAAAGTGCAGCATCGGCCTGCACCAGATCGCCCGCAACGGGTCCGATACGAAACTCCGGGTCCGCCTGCCCCGCTGCCGTGGTGATAAGCACCGCCGCCGACCAGTCGATCAGGCCCCCGGTATCATCCACAATTTCCGCGCCCGAAATGTCGTAGGTGCCGACCACGACGCCCCGCCGCCCGGTCAGGCTGGCATAAGCAAGCATTGCAACAAGACTCTCAGCGGTTGGCGCGTCCGCCCAATGCTCGGGCGTCACATCGCCAAGAGGCGACCACGTTGCTCCGCCTGCGGTGGTCAAGGCGGTGCCGCTGGCGTCCCGCACGAATTGCAGGAGAGAGCCGTTCGGGCCGCGATAAGATATGACCTGCTGGTCAAGCGGAATAGTCGCAGCCGCAGCCGTCGCACGATTGGCGAGCGGAGCCGTTCCCGCCAACAGGCCCGCGCTGTATACGTTGCCCGAGACACTGATGCCATCGGCGGTGACGGCCAGCCTTTTGACGTAGCCGTGGTAGAAATCGGTGTCGCCCGTGCCGTTGAATTGCTCGCCGGTGGTGATGTCCTTCAACCGCACCGGCAGGCCGGTCAGCGCCAGATCGGCAATCGTCACACTGTTCGCCAGACTGTATTCGATCACGCCCGGCCCGGAGCACTCCACTCGGGCCAGAGCCATGCCGATGATGTTGGGCATCCGGGCGCGCAACAGCCCCTCGACCAGAACCTTGGTGCCGCTGGCCGCGCTGATTAGGTCCGGCAGGGTCGAGGTGCTGTCCCGCGCGTCGATGTCGAGCGCTGCGCCACGGTTCAGGGTGACGGTGCTGGTCGGGAAGGCGGAGAGCGCCGCTGCGGCGGCGGGGGTGACGGTAATACAGGCCGTGGCATTGGGGGCCGCGCCGCCCTCCGCCACCAAGCCCTGGTGGTTGTAGACCGCCAGCGCTCCGCCGTTCAGGGTGATGAAGCGGTGCGAGGTGCTGCGGATGCGACCCCGGCCGACCATCTCAACACTGGCGGCGCTGGCCACAATGGCATCGCCGGTGCATTCGATGTCCGGGCTGTCGATCACAACGCTGGTGAAATCGGCGACGGTTTTGCCGTTGTTGTAGATGTCGTCGTTGGGGTCGTTGTTGTCGTATTCCGTGAAGGCCAGAACCCCGCCGGAGCTGGAGCGCACCTTGGGCCGCACGACATGGATATTCCGGCCCCGCAGAGCGAACGGAGCGGCACCAACACCTTCGGCGCTGCAATCCACGAAGGTAACGTCTTCAGCGCAAGCGTGGGTGTCATAGGGCGCAGCAACGCCGCCCGTGGCGTGACATTCAGATACCAGCCCGCCAACGATCCGTCCGAGACTGAGTATCGACCAATTATTGATAACATTTGCCGCACGGGCATCAGCGCCGGTAGTGTAAGCGTGCCTGACGTTGTGCGAAATCATCCCATGAACTTGCGTTGCCCAGCCCTTGTCCAAAACACCATAGCCATATTGGCCCTGTGCGGTGTCGTCTTCCAGACTCATAAACACGGGGTAGGCAATCTTAGCGCCATAGGTGCCGACCACTGTAATAGCCGGGCCGTAACCGAGAAGAAACTCCCCGGAAATTTCGGGAGCGCGATAGCCATATACGCTGATCGCGCCGTTACTCCAGATTGGGCTCGTATCATCGCCATGACCTCCGGCAAACATGCCACGGCCCAACTTGACCCGGCAGAATGCCTCGTCTTTAAGCGCGACAATACGAGCGTACATGGCCACGGTATACGGAGCAACTTCTGCTTCATCGCCTGCCGTGCTGGTCGGATGGATGCCGCGCAGGAAACGCAGCGGTGTGGCGAGCCGGATCAGCGTAGTAGTACTTCCCTCCCCCACAATAGCGTCTTCACCAACGCGGTATTGCGCCTCACTCGAGCCTTCATCACGGTTGCCTGGGTCTCGCGCGTTACTGACGATGTGAATGCGAGACCCCGCTTTGGGTGCATACGGCAGGCCAGTGATGGAAAGTTCAAGCGTCCCTGCAACATAATCCGAGGTAAGCAGGGCCACGTCGCTGACGCCTGGGTCACGGAAAGTGAATGGTTGAACGTTTGGCGTATCGCAAAACCAGCCGGCCATGGACAAATCAAGTGACACCGATCCGATGTACTCGATGTTGTTCGAGATACGATAAACAGCGCCAGCACGTCCGATAAGTTTTCGCCCAGCCGCTGCGTTCAATGCTGCAACAAGGGCAGCCCGATCGTCATGTACGCCGTCGCCGACAGCGCCATAAGCATCCACAGAAGACCAACTGGCTTCGCTTACTGCATCTACCGCTGCAGAGGCTATTGCTGCGTCAGCAGCTGCCGAACTCGCGGAAGCAGCCGCCGCAACTTGCGACGCCATAGCAGCAAGAGCTGAGCTAGCCGCCTCGTCTTCCGAAGCGGCCGCTTCGTTTGCTGCCAACGTAGCCAGCTGTTGTGCGACTAAAACGTCCGTAAAGAGTTCCTGCGGGTCGGTATCCGGCGCAGCAAGTACGGCACGCTCGGTTTTAGCATTGAGCTCTTGGATCATAAACGTCAGTCGATCCCAGACTGCCATGATAACTTTGGGATCGTAACGTTGCTGAGACGAAACGCTGACAAGCTGCGTCTGTTCCGTCGCCCGGTAGATGTAGATTTTTTGCTCGTCGACTACCGGGGTGGTAAATGTTACTTCCCCACCTGCGCCGTCAACGTTCACGGAGACAGTATAATCGCTGCCGGGCCGGTCAACAACTTGCTGTTCGTCTCCAATGTCAGCTACACGAACCTGCTCGGCGCTTGTAACCTGAAAAGGGAAAGAGAAGACAGTTACGACTCCGTCGCCAATGCGTACCACGCCGGAGATGGTATTCGGGACAGTCATTTTTCAACCTCCAAACATGGCGTCAGCTACGCGATCTATAAGCTGTCGCAGTAGAAAATGGTTCTGATACGGAACCCATACCTGCCGAAGGTTACGCAGGTTCCGTGCTTTTTGCTTAGGATCATCAGTGTCCGCTTTCATAATGAAATCGGCCATTTTTTCTGCCTGTCCGTACGTCGGCCCAAAAAAGGCTCCGAGAATGCCGGTCGGCTTCTGGAATATTGGGTTTTGCGGGGCGGCTTCACTGAGCCACGGAATTTCCGCGGCAAGATCAGTGCCAAGCGAAAGTACCCCAAGAAGGCCACTCCGATGAAAAGCTTCCCAAGCCCAATGCTCAACATCACCCTCCATCGCTTTCTCGTAGGTTTTCCCACCGGCGCTTAGAGCATAAGTATAGTATGAAACCGCCCCAAAGGCAAGCGAAAAGGTCAAGCCTTGCATCAGGTATGGGTCATTGCCCTGAAGGTTACTCATAAGCATCCGAGAGTTCGACGCATAGACGAAACTCTTAAACTGCGTGAGTACCGACCACGCCATGTTCTCGTCCATGAAGTTAGGACGTTCCAGTCCCGGGGTGACAATGAGTTTATTTACCTCGGACAGCACCGCAGCTTGGTACGCTTTATAGGCTGAGGAATCGTTCCACGCTTCGAGGTTTGGAAGCACCCCGCCGTTAGAGAAACGCTCCATTCCGCCAGGGGCCTCCATTTGCAGCGCAATTCGGTGAATGTCCAGGTCGCGCAGGCCGTTCTTGCGCAGCCAGGTACGCATAGCCAATGTATCACCAACAGGCTCAACACCATCCCGGTAGGCTTTTGCCACCTGCGGGATATACTCCGCAAGCGTTGCGTGGGTGACGTTAGCTGTGATTACTTTCATCCCAGCTGTCCAGTAATCGTACGCGGCTACAAGTCCCATCTTGTTCGCGGCAAACTGCACACCGCGCTCGAGTTTAGTCCGACCGATAGAGTCCTCGGCCAAATCAAAGATAGACTGAGACCGACCGTGAAGCATCGGCTCGAGGTTGACACCGGTACGCCGATTTACTTCCTGCGACTTAACACGGAAATCGCCGCCTTGTCCGATAAGGCCGGAGATGAACGGCTTCCAGCCATGCCGGTAAACTTGTTTTACACCGTAGGAACTGATCGGCCGAGCAATGTCGGAGATACTCGACGGGATAACTCCGCCCATCATTGTCGTGACATTCAAATTCTTTACAAACTTCCCGGCCCGGTAGCCCAAGCCGTTACCATTCTGAGGTACTCCACGAGTATTCCGCAACCGTTGAATAGCTACGTCGAGGTTGCGGGTTTGATCTTTCGCTGCGGCGGCCACGGCCTGCCCCAACTGCGTACGAAGCTCCGGTGTGAGCTCAACAAAGCCAGGTCCCGGTTCGTTCGAGAAACTCTTTGCGTCCAGGTACAATTCGTCCGTTTCGCCGAAGTCGGCAATAGACTCCCGTACCCGGTGAATAATGTTCTTGGCCTTGTCAGACCAGCCGGCCGGAAGCTTGACATATTTGGAGGTGCCGATCCGCGTATAATGCGCGGTCGCCTCTTCTTGCATCTCGCCCAGCCACGACTTACCATTGACGCTGCCGCCGCTGGCGCGCCATATTTCCAAGTCAGGCGCCATAACACGGTCATACGCCCGTGTAACAATCTCAACGTCTTTCACGAGCCAACGCTGTTTCAGGTCGTATGGAATTTTCATTACCCGCAGTAACTCGGCCCCACGGGCATCCTGCCGAAGAGCGTGCCATGCGGGGGACAACTCAACCTCACTGTTAGTGAGTTTCTGGTGCAACAGCGTGGCCATCTCCAACGCCCGTTCCCGGAAGTCAGGTGTACCGGAAAGGGAGTCGCCAGATTGGTCACCGCGCTTCCCCCACTTGAGGTCAAAGTTGCGATCGTTGTCATACAACTCTGTCTCAATCCGCTCCGCGTTTTTGACTTTATCTTCCGGCGTAAGTTTCTTGGCCGAGACATTTTCAAGTTTTTCCTCAAGGTCTTCCAACCGCGCCGCGCGGCTGCGCACGAGTCGTGTAGCGTCAGCAATAGCGTCTTCACGCAAGAGGTTAACCTCACTCAACCGCGCGTCGAGTGCCATGTTCTGGCCCTGCACGGCCGCCAAACGTTCTTGCATTGCTGCATATTTTACGGCCAGCGCCTCAAGCTGCTCGTTAACTTTTGCGCGTGACAAGCTGTTGTTACGGCTGCTTGCCAGCAGTTTCGCCATTTGCGCACGACGTTTATCCAGCCCATTGACAACTGAGGCGAGGTCTTTGGCCGCGGCAGTAAGGGCAGCGTCACCCTTTGCCTGCAGCTTTTCAATCTCCAGATCGGCCTTCTGTATACGCGGAATAGTACTCCGAAACATTTCGTCGATGAGGCCATCGGCTTTAGCAATCTCGGCTTGCAGCTTTTCGCCAACAGCGTCGGCGTCCCCACCCATGTTGCGCATCAGCTTTGATTGGCCCATGAGCCGTTTGCGCTCGGACATAAGTTCGAGAACAATTGGGGGAGCGCTATCCTTGAGTTCTTTCAGATGCTCTTTGAGCTGCTCTTTTGTCCAGTTTTCCTCGCGGGAAGCGCGAAGAATATCCAGACGCTGTTGCCGGTAGTCCTGCCATTCCGGCATCTGCTCCAAAAATTCAATGTCGTTTTCGACCCCGGCCAGCTGAGACGACAGCTCTTCGGGCGAAAGTTTATCGAGCATTTGTTCGTACTCGAGCCGAGTCTTCCGCTTGACATATTTCTTATAGTCGTTGCCGTAGTCCTCGGTAAGTTGACGTTCGTAAAACGAGCTAAAATCGTCGATAAATTCCGACATTTGCTCCATGATCTTGCGGCCATCAAACATGTGGTGAGCGTAGCCGGTTACGCCCTCGCCCATCTCATCCGATAGCAGTTCTTTGAACAGCGGTTCAACCTCACGCCCCTCACGCGCAAACTCGTCCATGTAGTCTCTAAGCGCCGCGGTGTAGTGTTTGAAAAACCTGTCAAACGCTTGAACAGCGTTCGCCAACTCCGGGGCAAACTTTCCAGTATTCTGCCCGTCGAACACGGCGGCTTTAAACTCTTGCCAGTTAAGCTTTCCGGGAGGCGTACCGAAGAACGTAGTCTTGAGTTGGGTAAAGGCCGGAGAATTGAAGTCAAGCCCCTTCGCTCCGTCGTAGATATAATTGTAAAACTCGCGATCGAGTGTTACGGCGAAATTTACGAGATGCGTGTCATACCCACGGATGCGCTCAATAACCGTGCCGCCCTTAGCTGAGGGCTCCATATGCTCGAGGTTGCCCTGCTTCAGCCCGGACATATCGAGACGAGCAACAGCGTCCCGAAGTGACGGAAAAAAGCGATTGGTGAGCATACGGTACTGTGGGGAAACCTTCCCAACAGCATCCAAGATGGCCTGACGCACTTTGTTTGGCGCGGGGGCTGCCCCAGAAGTATTTCGGCGGCGAGTTACCTGCGCGCCGACAGCATCGCTGTCTGCCGCTTTTCCAGTTTGCGGTATGGCTTCTTCCCCGATGGTGGGGGCCATACCATCCTCGGCCGCTTTTTGCGCTTCGCCCTCTTCCACTTGCGTTAGCAAGTCTTTCACCTCGGCGTCAGCGTCGCCTCTTCCGCGATAAATTTCGCGCAGGCCTTTAACTTCCTCCGGGGAAAGATCGGTTTCAAAGGTGGAAAACCTTGCGTTGTCTTCAGGTAGGTCAACATAGTAAAGCGGGGCAGCCTCATCTTTAGCGGCCATGGCTTCACGATCGGTCGATCTAATTTTGATTTCAGCGCCGTCCGACAGGTTGCCGGAGAAATAAACTCTGGTAACACCTGACTGCGCTTTCGGCGGTTCGATCTTAGCGGCTGGGGTAGCGGCAACGTCCCGCACGGGCGAGGGTGCTTTACGCGCCACTTCGTACTCGGCCCGCGAAGGATATTCAATTCGCTGCAACTTCCGTTCCGCACCACCGAGGTCCAACGGGCCAGTCGGCACGTCGATATGCTGCTGCCGGAACTCCAGTTCACCAGCCAAGCGGGCGCGGCCAGCCTTACTCATGGTAAGCCATGCACCGCCGAGCATCCCGCCAAGCAGCGTGTCAAGCGCAATTCCGCTATACAGTTCGGCTTCTGTGCGCGTGGCTTGGTTGAGATAAAGTGCGGCGTTTTGGGCCGTCGCGCCCGCTGCCGCAAGACTGAGTACTTCCGCAAACGCCCAACCGCGTTTACCCTGACCGATGAACGGGATGAATGAGGTAGGGGACAATATGCCGGCGCCAAGTGCGGCAACTGTTCCAGTCCATCCGCTAGCGGCCAGCACCGCTTTTTTCTTGTACTCATCCCGAGCCTGAGCAAGCAACGCGTTGTATTCCGCCTCCGATTTCGCCCGAGACAAAATAGGCATCATGTCAACGGGCAGCGCGTCGCGGTTGAAACGCTCTTTGAAGTTGAAGCTGAGGTCAGGTGTGTACGCCGGTTTTGTCAGATAGTCGTAGAAGTTGACAACATCGTTCTCGAGGCCGAACGCCGCGCCCATGGTTTCAGCAAACGTTGGGGAAAGTTCTTGCTGATCGGCGCCAGGAAGGTAGAGATTTTTGAAAAGGCTGTCCATAGGTTTTCCGATCAGTTAGGCATTTCGTTGAGAAGACGCTGCACGAGCCCGAAAAGTTTGTCACGTTTTTCAGTAGCGGGGAGCTTATTGAGTTCCTGCCGCAGCTTTTGAAGTGCCAAACGTTTTTTGGCCGGGGTAAGTTCTGGCCCGTCTGCAAGCTTGACAAGCTCGTTAACGACAAGATTGTTACTTCCAGTGATCGCCCGACTTTGCGCAGCGAGTACGCCTAGGTCACTGTTGGGCCGTGCCGCAACTGGCGAAGGTTCAGAACCAGCGGCGGAAATACCGCTTGCACCCTCGGAAGTCCGAACCGGCGTATCAGCACCTGGCACAAAAACACGGTTATCCCCGCCCACACCCTTTTGGAGTTGGCCGATATCGCCCGCTGTCGGAGCCGGTTCTTTATACGACCCACGCAGACGGCGTTCAAACTCTGCAGCGCCTTTCGACATATAACCGGCGGCCACAGCTTCTTCCAGCATTTTGTCGTGGACTTTTTCGGCTTCAAGCACACGCTGCCGCAGCACCCCAACGTCACCTGTCGCGCCGAATTTTTCAGTTTCATACAGGGCCAACTGCGCGGCAGCGTAAAGTTCCTGCGCCCCGGCAACGCGGCCCATAACAATATTTTGCTCGGCAGTTTGTTCTTTCGGCTTGTCCATCAGCTCTTTGATTTCTTCCCCACCAAACCGGCCGGGGAGAAGAATAGCCTCACCCGCCCCGCCACGCCCGATAACGCGGTAGGTAGGAAGCTTCCCAGCACGTACTTCAGCGTCAGTCGTGTCGTCCGCCATAAGAACGGCTCCGGTTTCGGGCGCACCGTTGGCCAGAGCGTATTTACCGATGCTGTCATACAGCAAACCAAAGTCGTCGCCTTCCTGGCCATACGCCATCTCTGGGGGATATTTCATCATCACGGACTGAAAATTGTCGTCCATTGCGTAGCTTGAGTCGAAGCTGGTGCGAGTTTTTGTAGCGCCCCATGTAAGCTTCAGATACGACTCCATGTACGCCTTGGCGCCGTCTGCCGTTCCGTAGATTTTATACCCGTCCTGAAACGCACTTCCGGCGTCTTGCATAAACTGTGCGTTGACATTGCTGTTCTTGGGGAAGACAGGTTGTCCGCCAAACCACGGATCGAACAGATCGTCAATAACATCTTCCGGCGTAGAGTATGTTTCGACCCAAAAATCATTGGCCTCCTTAGCCAACGCCGCCGGGGTCTTACCCAACCGGACAGAGGCATCTTTCGCCAGACGGTAATCATTCAGCGCCGTTTCCGCCGAACCGGAACGACGTGCGATATTTGTGTACAGCTGTATGTCAGCGATGTCCGCGTCACTCCAGCCGCTGCGCTTCAGCAGGGACGGATCACCAGCATGTGCCGCGCCGAGGAATTGCAAGGCTGTTCCTTGCGTTGACGGACTCGCCATCGCTGCTTTGAAAGAAGCGGCTGAGCCTTCCGGCAGCAACCTTGCTCGCTCAACCGCCCAGGCCAACTTATCGTACGCCGCTTTATCTCCGGCAGCAAGTCCGGCAAGATTATCCTCCCCAAACCACTTCGCGTAGTCCCCAGCGCGCCCAGACGGCAGACCTTTGCCCTCGGCCAGAATGTTGCTTATCTGTGCGACACCGGCCTCACTGTTGCGGAATACTTCTTGCCCTGCCTTGAATTTGCTTTCGGCTTCGGCATCCCATTCCGGCAGCGTGCGGAAAATATCCGCCGCACGGGGGTCGCCGGTGTATCCAGCGTTATACACGTCGTTGAGGAAAGCCTCACGCTGTTGCTTGTTTTGTGTCGCAACACCTTGCCGGTAGCTTTCCGCAGCCGCCGCTGCAGATGTGCCAAATTGAAGTTTTTGGTCCAGCGTCAGGTTTGCGTATTTCGGGTCCGTCCAAATATTCGGGAGGTCAGGCGCACCAGTCCCGCCGCCCGCAATACCTTTTTCGCCGTTGAAGATAGCGAGGAACTTTTCGTCCGACATCGGCCCAAGACCCTGCCACTCCACAGCGAGGGCGTTACCCCCACGAGGCTCACCAAGCACCTTTTTGAGGATAAGTAGCTGAGCCGGATCGCCGGAGGCCAGCACTCCACGGAAAGTCAGGCCGTCGTTGTTCAGCTCATTGAACCTTTTCTCGGCCCAGAACAGCGCCACACGGTCTTGCCATTCAGGTGAGAAGTCCGGTACATGAACGCCGTAGGTTTTTTCATACGCTGCTGTAGCAGCATCCCATGTGCTGAGAATGAATTGATATTTACCAGCTGCGGTGCTTTCGCCGGGGTAATCGTTTGTCCGAGCGGGGTGGTCGGCGTAGCCGGTAAACTTTGCCCCACCGTTCCAGACATCATACCCTGGAGACTCTTCAGCGGAAATCCCATTCAGCACTCCGCGCTCCTGCGGCGACAGACCAGCGGCGACAACATCGCCGTTTGAACCATCGCCAACGGCCCCGTAACCTTTGGCGATATACTCTACTTCCGTCCCAAACGAAAGAGCTTGGAGAGTCGCCTTGCCATTTTCAATAAACTCTTGCTTTGTAACGGCGGGCAGGCCTGATTTTGCGACGAGGTTTTCCCACTCCACCTGCGCATCTTCGAGAGATACAGTTTGGCCCTTAAGGTTCGACCCAAGTGTGTTCAGCCCCTTGTTAAGTGTTGCGGAGTCGGCGGTATCGAGTAGCTCAAGCTCGCCGCGAAAGGCCGCGCCCACGCGAGTGGCACGATCCTGCGCCAGTCTATTCACATATTCTTCACGGTGGCGCGGGGGCACCGTTGCAAGAAACTCCTTTTCACGTTGGCCGAGGAGTGCATCGTATTCACGAGTCATGCCGAGTGGGGCCGCCGAGCGCTCCCGCGCCATAGCAGCGTATTCTTTCGCCCGCTCCTGTTGATACTCGAGAAACTGCGTGTCCAATGCGAGAGATTGTGATGTCTGCTCGCGTTGATCGTATACTTTCTCGATCTCGCTACGCGACGCGAGATAACCCAGCCCGGTGTTTGCGAGTCTGGTAACGGCATCGCCCAGCCCCTGAACGGCCTGCCCGACAATCTGTCCGCTGTTGTTTTGCACGAGTTGTGTTTGAAGCCCACCGCTGGCGCTTACCTGACCAACCATTATCGTGCGCCTCCCGCGCTATTGCCTGTGAGGGACATGCGACCCCTGTTGTAATCGTTGAGTGTGGACGCCGTGGACATGAAAGAACTCGGAATGTTGAGGAAAGTAGCCAGCAGACCAAGCCCGCCACCACGCTTTGCGGCTTTAGCTTCAGCCCGCTGACTGGCGGCTTGTCGCCGTGTATTCTCCAACTGAATGTCCCGCTTTTGTGCCAGCCGTTCGCGGTCACGAAGTGCCAAACTTTCCATGCCCGCACGACGAACCAGCATAGTCCCGTTATCTGCGCGAATACCTGAGGCATCCATTTGCGCCATAAGCTGGGCAATCTCTGCCCGCGCGGCAGTGTCTTGGTCTTGAATGTCTTGGTTAGCTGCGAATGCTTCGCGCTCGGCCGTTTGCTCCAGCAGTTTTGCGTTATTATTAGCTACTGCGGCTTGATATTGTGCATTCTGAAACCCAGCAATTCCGCTGATAGCAGTTCCCGCTGCCGCGACGTAGGGAAGAAAAGGTGCAGCGAACGCCATGTCATATGCTCCGTTGGTATACTATGCGGGAGTTAACCCGGCGAATTTCGGTGAACCCTGCCCATCGGATAAGAGCTTGGTTTCTGTTGGCTGCCTGTTCCGCCTCGGCGAAGATAAGTTTAAGCCCGAGCATTTCTTGGAAATCATCCATGAGCCCTGGTAATTTTTTCAGCTTAGTGTATCCCCCACCAAGCGGAGTAGCCCAGACGTAAGGCGGGGCAAGCATAACTGCCCGCATCACGCCGATGCGAAAATGTTCAGGCACCGACCAAACCGCCGTAGTTACTGCAGCCAGTTCCGGCGGAAGTCCTTCCAAGTTTTCGCGCACCCACATTTAATCCCCCAGATCGAGGTCGTAAGTAAAGCCAAGAACCATTGCTGGCAACGGATAAGCTTGCATCATACAGATGGATACTTCTTGGTCCCAACCTCCACCGCCCCAGAGTTCTTCAATGGTCAACTCACTGAACAGCTTAAGGGGGTTATTCCAGTTTTCGTCCCGGCGCGCCGGTAGCTCTTGCATGTCGTCGAAATCGCCGCCGATCGCAAGTCCTCGCGAGTTATTTTGTCGCAGAGCTACTCCGCGCAGCGCCATAGGCGTTCCGCCCAGAATGTAATTCGGCAGGGACAGCGGAAGCGACTGCATTTTGGAATTGTACGGCAGCCCTACGGTAAAATGTGCGGCGGCGTTAAAGACCGTAACAGTACCGTTAACAACCGTAGCCTCAAGCGTGGCATCCCCATCGTGCAGAATACTTACCGACTCCCCCTCCAGCCACCAAAGCCCGGAAACACTCGTAACGGGAGTGTTATATCCCCAATCCCCGCCGAGAAAAACAATTCGATCTTTCTGGTAAAAAGTGCTTACCCCCAGCGGGTACATGGGGGCCAAGACCAGATAACCGGCCTCTACAGAGTCAACCCGAAACATGCCCTGGCCAGCGTAGATCACGTCGTTAACCGTAGCCCAGGTAATGTCGGACGCAGTAAGGTGCCACAGCGCCTCAAGGTAATCGTCTTCCGTATCTGACTGCTGCCGCACAAGGGTTACCTCAACAGCCGGCCGGAGCAGTTTACGCTCGGTACCTCCGTCAACATACCACATACGCGAGTAGCCGGTGTCGTACCGAGGTTGCTCGCGTTCGATAAACATTACCTCAGTTCCGTTAATCTGCCTCCGCACCGTTTGGTAGCAAAGGTTGTGATCCGCCTCCCGCACCGCGCAAAGATCAAGATATTCACCGCGAGTACGATACCGTGCCCAGCCGTAAACTTCCAAATTCCGCTCGTAAGTCATGACTACTTGTTGGCCATCCGCGCGTACGAAGTGCAGCATTTTGTGCGGTTCTGCCGCCCAGTCCACGCGAATAGCCGGGTAATCGACGCTGAACAGGTGCGAAGACAACACGAGAATATCTTGCATCTTGAAGCTGTTGGTATACTCAGTGTATACCATTTGGTTGAGTTCGCTGTTCAACGTGGTCATAAACAGCACGTCGAGGTTGATCGCCACGGGCTCCAAATCACTTACGCTCATGTAGCCTTGGGTCTCGGCTACAGCCGCTACTGCACTGATTGCGACATTCTCTCCGCCCCGTAGCTGGGTTATTCCATCATCGGTGAACAACATGAGGCCGTAACGCAGCGGCAGCATATGTTTGATCGGCCGCTCACTTTGAGCGTCGATCGTGTAACTGTAGCTGTCAGTGGCGTTTGTGGGGAAGGAAACACTGAACCGCCCTTTGTCCGTGCCGATAGAACCAACAACGGTAAGTGGCTCATTAGCCAGTCCACCATATACCCCACGTTGCTGGAACCTGGAGTACACCGCCGGAAAGTTGTTGTCAGCAAAAAAGTCAACAGTCAGCGGCAAAGCTTTCGTGTAGTCCGCCGTCACGTTCATGTCTACAAACGAGGTTCCTTGCGTGTAACCAACATAACCAAGTTGGGCACCGGCTGGGTACGTCGTAGGATAAACGAGGGAGCGATAAACGTTATAGCGTTCGGCGTTCGGAACGGCCGTCCAGCTTAACGTGAAGTGTCCGGTAGTTACGCTGTAGTTAGCGATGCCAGTTGTTACCAACTCTACCGAAGCGGCTGACTCAACACCGCCGACTACCGCGGTAACAACGAAACCTACGCTGGAAGTTCCGGCGCCAGAAGGTACACCTGCAAGCCCGGTCGGGGCAGCCGGTAGGCTGTTGGTGAAGGAGCTCACTACCCAGTTGTTGTCCGCCACGCGCTGCAAGAAACACGGCAGGCGCGTGTTAACCGTAGCTACGATAGTGTCAAGGTCCTGGGCGAATTTCATATCCGAAAGTTCTACCGCGGATATTCCGGTATCCAGTTCGTAAACCGGCGCCCAAATCACAGCACCGTTTGGGACTACTTGTCCGATGGGGGAGCTGATGGTGAACGTTCCAGAGGTACGGGCGGTGACTGAGAAATACCCCTCAACTGGCCCGCGGCTGATCCAGACCAATTGCCCGACAACAAGAGTATTTGCCGCCGTAACGACACCTGCCGAAATGTTTCCTGCAGCTTCCGCAGCGGAAAGGACGAATTTTTCATCACGCAGAACTCGCATTTTTTCGTCGGTGAAAAATAACGTTAGGTCGTAATCCCTCGCGCGAAACCGAGTGAAGCGATGCACTTGGGGCGTCAGCATTCCGATGAACCGACTTCCCGGCCGGTTGTATAGTCCGCCATGGTAGTCGATAAAAAAGTTTTCCACTACGGCGAGGCCAAGTGGGTAGCGTTGAAGGTCGAGTCGGCCATAAAAGGCCGGAGCGACTTCCCCGACGATGAACGCAAATGTCTGATTTTTTTCGGTCATGCGGGCACCGAGGCTGCGACGAACGTTGATGTTGGGTAGTAGTACTGCGCGCCGGTAGATGGGATATTGAAACCTGTACCGGCCCAGAACGATGGCGCAGCATCGAAGTACGTATCATCCTCATTTGCGGCGCCTACAGCGGCACGGTCGATCAACTCAACAACCTGTTGCTCCAACTTCTGCGTGACGTTCATTTTGCCGGACTTCGCCATGTTGATGCTCGCCGCGAGCGACCAAACGACGCAGAGGTACAGATCAGGCTCCCATGCCGAAGGGTCTTCATTGTCCCGTGTATAGTTGAGGATAGGCCCATCGTTGTTGGAGAACAACAGGAGTTCAGAACCAACAGTACCGAGCCGAAAGCGGCTCAAATCTTCCAGATACTGCGGGCGAAGCATGTCCGAGGGCAGCGCATACGCATATGCGTAACCGGGGGCCGGATCGGTGTTTTGCCATTCGGCAGAGGTATTGCGGGTCAGGGCGCGGGCCAATCGTTTGCTCGCCCTGAGGGTAGGCCAATGAAACGCCGTAAACACAGCGCGACGCGCAACCGGAAACCAAAGCCGGAGAATGTCTTGTGCTTTCCCTTTTTCCTCGGGATCGGAAACAACCGGATCGCTTCCTATAGCGGTGAGGGCTTGGTTAAAAAGGCTGCGTTTATCTTGCATGTTGTGGGGTGCCTCACATTTTGGTAGGCCCGGGAAAGGTAATCCCCGGGCCTAAATCTGCGCAAATCAGTCGTTGTCGTTGTCCTCGCCATCCGCATCGGGTTCCGCCACCGGCAGTTCGGGCGTAATGCGTTTGGCGCTTTTCGGCGCCTGCGCTTCGTCGAGCAGCGCCAGGCCGGCCGGGTACATCACATTGTCCGCATCGTAGTACGGACGGACGAGCCGCACCCAAACTTTTCCGGGCGGAACAGGCTTCAAACGAAGTTCGGCGTCCTGCTTGTCGGCCGACGCCGCAGCTTTGGCGTCTTGTTGCGCGATCTGCGCGGCGAGTGAGGTTGGTTTTGCCATTAGCGGTTCCCCTGCGCCGGATAGCCACGCCAGTTCCGGGCGTTGGCCAGGTACTCGATGGACAGCGTTCCGGCGGTAAAGACTGCCGTGCCGACGACTGCCCGCCACGCGACATAGCGTTCCCAGCCACTCGTCTGCGGGATCGGAACAAACTGGTCAAACTTGACCAGGGATGCGAGGGCGATGGCGCCGGTGGAGAACAGCACGGTTGCGGAAGACAACGCTGCGTTGTCGTCGGTCACCAGCTGAAGGTTCAGCGTAGCCGCACCGCCGGAAGTTGCCCCGCGAACGTTCAAGTCCCAGCCCGGGCCGTAGGGCATGGACAACAGGCCCTGATCGCGGGCGGCGCCCCAGTCCATCACGCTGCCGATCACCTGCGTCGAAACAGTGAAATCGGCGAGCGCCTTTTTGATGGCCGGGGAAGTCAGTTTGTCGATGATCATTGTGTCCTCCTCAGACAACGCGAGCTTCGTCCACGCGCATCTGGTCCATGCGCCGGATCGGGACTTCCTGGAAGCTGTCGACTTTCTTGCCGCCAACGTCCATTATTTGCAGGGTGGAGTTCTTGACCACATTCGGCAGTTGTTGCCGCAGTTTGGTCTTGAACGAGCGGTCCATGTAGAAGACCGGACGGCAGTTCTCCAGCGACGGAATGTATTCCAGCGCCTCGAACATCAGGTTGGGCAGGTTCGCCCCGGCGTAGCCACTCACCGTCGGGTCGGCGCCGAGCAGGCTCCGGTCGATGTTGGCAATCCGCACGATGTAGCGGTAGTCCTGCACGACGAGGCCCAGGTCCCAACGGAAATGGGTACGATAGGCCTGCATGTAGCCGTCGGTCACGCCGTCAGCCGTCTTTGCTTCGACGGTGACTTCACCCAGGTCCCGCACCGACAGACCTGCTTTCGACCCTTTCGGGAAGATGCCGTAGACGGTGTTCGCCGCCCAGCCGATCAGAAGGATGGAGCCGTTATCGGTGCCCGTCCCGCCGGCGTCGATGATCTGCTGCCCGGTGCCGGTGCTGCCCAGCGCCGAGAAGTGCGGCATGATGCCGGTGATGGCCTCGGGGTTGGTGTCTTCGCTTTCGTACACGATGGAACGCGAGGCTTTTTGGTTGAAACCCTCGATGTGCCCGGCGTCTTCCTGCGCGCGGAAACGAGCCGTGTTTCCGTTCAGATCGGCCAACGCCTTATCGACAACGGCGTAGTCTTCCAGCATCCCGGTGCTGGCGGTGACTTGCGCGCGGGTCGTTTTCGTCGGCTGAACGCCTTGGTACAGCCGGCGCCAGGTCGGTTCGGGCAACCCGGTGCGGACGCTGAAACGGTGGCCGGTCAGCAGGTTGCCCTCGACGAAGGACATTTCCGGCAGCAGTTGGTTGGTCTGGTGCAGCAGTTCGCCCAGATCGGTAACGGCGTCGTCGGGCCCCAGCGCTTGGATAAAATCCTGCAGCGTCGGATTGTACGGCAGGTCAGGGTAGACAGGCATGGTTCACCTCTTAGGTTTTGTTGGCGGAAGTGTAGATGGACTCACCCAAGTTGCGTTTGGATGAGTTGTTCGGTTTGCCACCAACAGCGCCGCCTTCGATAAAAGGCTGGGCGAGACGATGGAGAACTTGGACGATTGCCGGGTGGTTACCGGCGCCGGTAAGGTCAAGGGCCGCAAAGAAATCTGCGCCCGCCCCGACCGTCATAGCGGCCTGGACAATTTTCCCCGCCTCACCTTCGGGGTCAGCTTTGAACTCCGGCAGCGCCGCAATCTCACCGCGCCACGTTTCGTTCATCTTGGTCCAGGTTTCCATGTTCGCCGCCACCATTTGCTCGGAGAGTTTGGTGACGGTATCTTGCACGAAGGTAGCCTGAAGGTCGAGA